TTCAGGCGGCGCAGAACGGCATCAGCTCCGACCTCATCGCTTTCGCCCGGGAGCGCGGCGTGCCGGAGGAAGTCATCGCCGAAGGCCGCGCCCGCATCGTGGAGATCATGGCGGATGCGCTCCGGTTCGGCATGGCGTGGGCGGAGCTGATCGCGGGCGTGATTCCGCAGGCAGAATGACCCTCTACACCTACCGCAACCAAACATGGCTACAGCTCCCCGGTGAATTCCGGGGAGTGAGGCCGATGACCGAGAAGAGGTTTCTTCTGCTCGGGGGAAGAATCAAAACAGACAACAACGAAAGGACAACCAAAATGAACATGACAGTTCACGACGTGAACGGGAACGAGTTCCATATCACGAAGGACGAGGCGGAACGGATCGCCGCTGAACTTGCGAAGATGGGCGGACACGAAACGAACAAAACGTTCATGGAACGCGCACAAAACAATATCGCGGCAGTCGCCGGATTCAAGCCGACGAGCGAGGACGAGCTGAAGATGGTTCTTTACAAGAACCTGCGCGGCCCGTCCATGCCGGAAATCGAAATCCTCGTCGAGGCGATGGAATATGTCGCCGCGATGCACAAACAGAAAGTGGGGTAAACCATGACATTCGGACAGGCAATCGAAGCCCTGAAGCAGGGCAAAAAAGTAACCCGCAAGGGTTGGAACGGCAAGGGAATGTTCCTTTGGCTGAAGCCCGCAACAATCGTAACGTCGGACATGTGCCATGACCCCGTTCTGAAACAGCTCGTCAACGAGAACGGCGGGAAAATCCTCGCACTCGGAACGGTCTGCATGTTCACGCATGACAGCACCGGACGAAAAGCAATCCTGACGGGGTGGCTCGCGTCGCAGAGCGATATGCTTCTTGAAGATTGGGAGGTGTTCGAATGAAACGAATCATCTTTGCAATGGCGGCGACGCTCGTCCTGACCGGATGCAACACGACCGAACGGCTCGCAGAAGGCATCGCCGTGAAGAACATTTCAGGCAATGGGACTTTCGTGAAGTCCGCAGTCGGCATCAATACCGAAACGAAAATCCCGGAAATCAGTACGATATTTGTTTCGGGTGATTACTCGTCCTCGAAGTCAGGAACGAACAGCGTGACATACCGGGAGGAGGCTACGGCTTCCATCTGGAACGCGAAAAGCATTACAAAAAAGCGGTTCCTCTCCATTACGCTGACGGACGACGGCAAGGTTGAGCGCGCTATACGCGCGGTCGCCGATGTTCTTCATGAGGCCGTGCCGTCCGAAGAGGAAACAATCGAAGAAAATCCGTGAGGCGTCGGGTGACGCCTCGAACATAACTCCATGAATCCAAAACAAAGAAAGGAACTGAACATGGAAAAAGAAGAATCGAACGGCGGCATGATGCCGAACAACTGGCCTGCCGGCGCAACCACGCTGGGCGCTTTCGCTCTCGGCGCAACTCTTCTCGGCGGCCTCGGTGTTATGACCGGGCGCGGCGGGAATGGCGGCCCGAACATGCAGCAGGAAAACAGTGATCTGAAAGCGGAACTTGCGCAGATGAAAGCGCAGAGCTATTCCGATCAGAAAATCTTTGCTCTTGCCGAACAGACCGCGAAGAACACGGCGGCAATCGCGGCGCAGAATGAAATCTCCGCGCTTCGCGACCAGCTGAACAAGAAGGACGCGGAAATCGACGTCCTGAAGAGCAATGCTGCCTTCACCGCGCAGATCAACGCGGTCGCCGCAGCAGGAATCCAGACTGCCGGTGCGGTTTCCGTACTCCAGCAGACGGTCGGCGGGCTGACGCAGGTCGGCATCCCGTCCACGAGCGTGATCCAGCCGATCAAGATCGCTACTGCGAGTACGGCTGACGCCTCCTCGAATGGATGATCCTTCGTTCCAAAATGTAACGTGTATCTCTCCGGGCGGCCTTCGCGGGCCGTCCCGGAGAATCAAAGGAGACTTCGATGAATCTTGCGGATTTTACGACACGATTTTCCAACGCCTTTCAGACAATGGTTTTCCCGAAGTGCAACAAAATCGAGAAAAAGCTGTTTGAGGCGATGATCACGACGGCGGCATATAAGCTCGGACAGATGAACGGGAACGATACTCTTCAGAAAATGATGATCGTTGACAAGGATGGAAACGTTGATCTTGATCTCGTTGAGTATGTTGTCGGAAACGTAGTCGAATGGCCTCTGAAAGTCGATTGGCCTTTCCAGGACGTGTTTCCGCTCAATGTCGGCACGTTCAAATTCAGCAAGGATGACTGGACCGAGCTGATGAAGTCCGTGCGGGAGCAGGCGAAATGAGAATCGAGTATCTGCGGGCGGTGTGCGTGGAGATCAATGCGAAGGCTCCGACGTCCTTCTGGGCGGCGTCGAACGACACGCTGGCGCGCGCATGGAACGGGATCGGACCGGAGCATTGGCCTTGCTGGATGCGCGGGGCTGTCTCCTTCCTTCTTCGGCCTTTCATTGCGGCGGCATTGATCCACGATTGGGAATTCTCCCAGCCGGAAAAGTCGTTCGGCGCGTTTACCGCGGCAAATGCGCGTCTAATTGAAAATATCGTCCGCGAGGCTCTGTTCAATTGCCACGTCGGGATCATCCCGTGGGGGATCGCCGCAGGGATTCTCTGCGAGGTATTCGGGTGGAAAGCGTATAAGGAAGGAAAGCTGAAATGACGGAAAAAGACAAACAGGAACTTACCGAGGTCATAAACAACGCGCTCGCCGCGCATCAATGCAATTGCCCGCTCGGATTCGACGAGGACACGGCGCAGACTTTGAACAACTTCGCAAAGGCTTTGCAGCAGGGACAGAAGACGGCGCTCAAGGCAATTGTTTCGCTGATCATTGTGGCAATCGTCTACGCGTTCTACGAGGGCGCGAAGCTGTTTCTCAACAAGTAGGCTTCCTTTTATTCATGCCGCGCTGATCTTCCTTGATCCTGAAACATCCCATCGGGATCATCAGGACGTGCGATAGCGTCTGCGCGGTCTGCCAGGTGATCGGTTTTCTGGCGAAGGCGTCCCGGACGGTGCGCTCTGACAGGCGGCAGCGGTCTCCGACCATCTGGAACGCATTCGGCGGGCGTTCGTACGATTCCTTTTCCGGATCCTTCTTCATGCGTTCCTCCGAAATATTTTGTTGCGTACTTCTTCAATCTCGTCGTCGTCGATCCCGAGGTAGCGAACCGTGGTATCAATGCGGACGTGCGCGAGCGTGCGGCGCGTGAGCTCCAGGGCGCGCATCGGATCGTTCGGGTGCATCTTCTGAAGCTCCGCGAAAAACTCCTGGGCGTAGGTCTTCCGCATCCAGTGGGTCCCGTGGCCTTTTCCGAAGGCTGACCGGAAGAACGACCAGACGGCGAAGCGGGACAACTGGCGCCCGCGTTTGCCGCGGAATACGAACGTGTCCGGGCGGTCATATCCGCGCAGCTCCTCGTCCCGCAGGAAACGCAGGACGTATTCCTGGTAGTCTGGCGGGATCGAAAGCGTGCGGTGTTTCGCACCGTTTCCGCGCGATTTCAGGCGCACGAACGCGATCTTTTCCTTCAGATGGCCGTCACGATCCAGCAAGTCGAACCGGCGCAGGGAAAGCACCTCGGAGATACGGCAGCCGGTGGTGCAGCCGATGGCGGCGATGGCGGCGTATTTCGGCGGCAGCGAATCCAGGACCGCGTTGAATTTATCGAGCGAGACTGCACGCATTCCTGCCATTATTCTACCTCCAGGAACAACATCGTGAAAAGGATCAGCACGGCCAGGATGACCGCGCTGATGAGGACGACGATGCATGACAAATATTCTGGTTGCTCGTCCTTCATGCTTCACGCCCCCGTGCTGCCGTAGCCGCCCGCGCCGCGCTCCGTCTCGGAAAGCTCCACAGCTTCCTCCAGAACCACGTCCGGAGCCGGGACGATTACCAGCTGGGCGATCCTGTCGCCGGGAGCATACGGAGGCAGACCGCCGCCCGAAGTATTCTTGAACACAAACGTAATTTCCCCGCGATAGTCGGAATCGATCACCCCGACGCAGTTTCCGAGAATCGCACCAGACTTGACGACGCTGCTGCGAGAAAATCCAAGAGCGCACCAGCCGGGCGGAAGCTCCAGCGCGATCCCCGTGTGGTACAGCCAGCCAAACGGCTTAGCCTCGAATGAAACAGCCTTCATGTCAAATCCGGCTGCCCCGGCTGTCGCTTTGCGTGGCTTTTCCGGTTCAATCTGCGCGCCTTCAATGTTGAGTTTTTTGAATTTGATTTTCATTGGTTTGCCTTTCGTTTGGTTTTGGTATTCGGATTCTATCAGAGCGATAGTTTTGTCAAGCTCCGCATTGATTTGTTCAAGGATTTCATGCAGAATTTCCCTTTCTTCGTCTGTCATGGTTTTACCTTTCTGCGCTCCGCAAAGAACGCATCAAGGTCTTTTTCGTAAGCATTAAATGATTCAATAAGTTCTTTAATATTAAGATGTGGAGCAATTGCCTGCTGTTCCGGGTCAATGTCAAGATTGATCCAAACCATTGCACCTTTCTTGTGTTTGAACGGAATAGGTCTCGCATAGCGTCTCGCGTTCGTCAAATACCACGAATAAAACCCCTCATGTTTCCCGCTAAGATCGCACGACCAAAGTATCGCGTCTCCGATCACGGTTCCGCTGCCGCTTTCGATGATGCCGATTTTCCCGCGCAGGAGTGTTCTGCGTGTGCGGTATTCGATAAACTTCACCCCGTCGACGATGTACCCGGCAAACGGCGGCCTGACAAAAAGGCATTTCATATTCCTTCCCTCACTTTCCGCAGAAGTTCAATCCACCTTGCGACATAACAGGCTCTGTTATGTCCCTTGGGACATCCCTTGTCAAGAACTGTGTCTACGTTGACCGCGGCACACGACCAGCATTTTCCGTCTGCCGCTTCGTGGAGCGCGTCATACAGCTCCGGCAGATGAATAATTCTTTTGGCATCTTCAAACATTACAGCATCAGCAATATAACTGCCTGTATTGCTTTCAATTTGATATACCAAGTTGTCAGGGTCAGAAAAAAGAACCCACGGCGCATCAAACAGCTTTTTCGTTTCTTTGGTCATTTATCAATCTCCGCAAAGTTGAAGATTCGGTTCACTGGATTCGACGGGACGCGCCATAACAACCTTGTCCCCGGCCTCCATTCCCATTCTCACGGCATACGCATTATATTCCGAGGAAACAGATCGCATCGCTTTAATACCCATATCATCAACCAGTTTTTGCGCCTGATCCTTTTTATTCAGAACAACAAGGGCGTATTGATTCCGCTCTTCCTGTGTTGCCTCCGTGTTGAAGAATTCAAGAGCGCGCTCATTGACACGTTCGACTGCACCCATAAACCATGAACGTCTGATTTTTCCGGGCATTTTGAAGGTATAATTTTCAAATTCTTTTTTGTACAGTTTATGAAGCTGTTTTTTAATGTAAGGATAAAGCCAGTTGAACAGAATAACGTCTTTTTCCGTTCCGACAAGGCTTAAACGCATATACCAATTACTACGTCCGCAGAACAAAACAATACAGCCGAGAGCATCGGCAATGCCGTCAGCAAGACTTCTTTCCCATTTTTCAAATGTCGTCTTATGGATTTCTGTAAAATGCTCTTTAATAGGCTCCGCTTTATCTTCCTCGTCCGGCGTAATATCTTCAACAGACATCCCAATCCCGGCAGCCAGACGCATTGCCGCAGCAATAGCGTTTTCCGCCTCACCCTTGACATTTGAATTTTTCCCAAGCTTCAGGAGTTTTTTGATTTTGTCGATGATTTTGTCTTTGTCAATGCTCATGGTTGCACCTCGGCGTAGTAAACCTGTCTGATTTCGCTTACAGGATTGTTTTTGATCTGTTTCTTGAAGTCTTCGGCAAGCTTTTTCTTGCTGAACTTGAACGGGAAGAAGGGGATTTTCTCGATTGCGCTTTCGATGCTCTTGCAATAGCCGCCAAGCCCCATTGACTGCTTTCGCGTCTGCTCAACGCAGAGGAAAAAGCAACGGTCTTTCAGCGCATAGACGTTGCAGAAATAGAAAGTATTCATCTGGGTTTTCATGGATTCGATATGATCCCGGCACGCCCGATCATATTCTGAAACTTTTTTCTTGTGTTTGTCGCACGTCCCGGCGAAGACGAAAAAAACCCTTGTCGTTCTGCTTCACGGCGGCATAGACGCAGTTTCCGCAGCTGTTATAGGTCAGATTCCTCATAGTTACTCCCCCTGCTTTTTCTTCTCTTCTGCCAGCAGTTTCCGTGCAGAATCAAGCAAAACGAGAGTATCGAAGATGTACGCGCTGATCGCTTCGCGCTTCGTCGCGCGAACGTCTTTCAGGTGTCTTTTTGGAGTGTTCTCGCCGTAGGGAATGACAACGACTTCGCCAGTCGAACGTGATCCGATGCAGTAATAGCCCTTCATTCCTGCACCTCCGCAACTCTTTCCATTTTGGAAATAGTTGCCCGTTTCTGTTCCTGCTGCGCGAGCTGGTGAACCAAGCCCAGCATGTAGCCGAGCATGATCCCGATTATAAGGGTAATGGCAATGCGTTTCATCTGGTTTCTCCTCACTTGAAAATTGGAATGACTTGTTTCTTCACGCAGTCGATCCGACCGCAAAGGAACTTTTCTTTCAGCCGCCGATATGCCGGATCAGCGTCGCCGAAGATATCGCCCACGCTGCCCCGGTAGAAATTCCCCAGCATCCACAGCTTCGCATGACAAGCCCCGTTCTGCACGTCCTCCAGCAGCCTGTACATGAATTCCCGGCTGCTCTCCGTGTTGACATTTTTATCGGCGCACTCGTCAATGATAAGCACGTCCACGCTCTCCAGCTTCCGGAACAGCTGCTTGATCGCGTCCGGATCGTCGTTGTCGCAGCGGACGTGCCGCCACTCGTCCAGCAGTCCCGTGAAGTAGCAGACGCGGATCGTCTTGCCTTCCTTCTCGATCAGGCAGCGCGTCACAACTCCGGCAGACGTGCTTTTCCCGGTTCCAGTCGGCCCGGACAGCAGCAGATTCTTCTCACGGTTTTCCCAGAGCCAAGTCGCTACAAAGCGGATCGGCGGAGTTTTCAGGCGATAGGACGGCGCAACGCCCGCTGCGGCAACGGCGTCGTCCAGGTATTCTTCTTCGTGTTGCTGCGCGAGAAGCGCCTGGTCCTGACGTTCTTCCTCCTCGCGCTTGATTTTCTCCCAGCAGTCCGGGCACGTCGCCTTGTATTCGATGCCTTTTTCTTGGTATAGGTCGATCAATCGTTGCGGGATCCTTTCCGTAAAGTTTTCCCCGCAGCGATGGCATGTAGCCTCGCATGTGATCCAATCTTCGCTCATAAGCCGGTGTAGTCCCTTCTTGGTTTGGTGTTATGTTTTTCCCAGGTCCGGACGGCAGCGTGCCAGTCCTTCATGGGGTTTTTTCCGATCATCCATCCCTTTGATTCGTAGAAGTCGATGAATTGCGCCGGGTCCATTCCGTTTTGGCGTTCTTCGCAGTATGCAGCAACCTCTTCCAGCGTCGGTTTCCTGAAGATTTTCTTCTTCGGGGGCAAAGAAAATTTATTTTCTTGGGGGATAAGAGTATTTTCTTTTTCTTTAAGGGGAAGGGATTTTTCTTTTTCTGATGGCTCGGCATTGGTCGAGCATTGGTTCGGCATTGGTTCGGCATTGGTCTGGCATTGGTCTGGCATTGGTCGAGCATTGGTCGGCGTTCTTTCCAGCTGCGCTTTTTTCCATTTGTCCGATCTGTCGATGGCGTTTTTCACCAGTTCGAAGAGCGGCCACATCTTCTGCGGGAGCGATTCCCGGTGCGTGTCGATTCCCTGGAATGCGTAGCGGAATATGCACATGTAGAAGCTGAACTGTTCCTCCTGTTTCCATGCCTGGGCGAACCAGTACCAGTCTTCCTTGAATTTGATCTCTTTCGGCATCCGTGCGGTTTCCTTTCGCAGGGGATATTATTTTCCGATGTAGTTCCGGTTCAGGTAGGCGTTGACGTCGGCGGGCTTGATGCGGTAGAGCTTGTTCATCTTGATGTACGGAAGCTCGCCGGACAAGCAGAGCGCGCGGACGTTCTCGTGTGAGACGCCGAGCTGTTCGGCAACCTGGTCCAGGGTGAGCGTCGGCATGATCGTGACGTTCTCCTGCAACTTCTCCGCGATCTTCTGGCCGATGATCGTGGCGATTTCGATGACTTCGTTGGTTGGCATGGACGGGATCCTTTATTAGGGTTGGATTACCTTTGCTGGATTATTTTTGTTTAAAATTTTTTCCGCCTCGTTTTTGATCAGGACACGCAGCATATCGGAATTGCTGCTGCGGTTATGAAACGCCTTGATGAATTCAAATAACCTCACCTCCTCGGGTGTCGCATAAATGGCAATAATTTTGACCAGTGTCTTTTTCATAGCTGCTCCTTCATGGTTGGTTTGAGGTCGTTTGATATAATATAAATCCACCTTGATTATTTTTCAAGGGGTATTTCTAAAAAAGTTTGAAAAAATTTTATATGGTGGTATATTATGTTGGAAAGGAGAAATATCATGAGCATTTCAAAAACTGTTTTTGAGACACTATTTTCTGAATACAGCTCTGGTATGACCCAGGAAGAAGTTGCCGCCAAACATAATGTTCGTCAAGGGCAGATTCAAAAGCTTCTCGCCAACTCGCGAAGCGCCGGTGGTCTTCTTCTTGATACGGTTGACAAGATGTTCCCGAATGCTACAGTAAACCTGTATGGGGACAGTGTTTTGATCCATGCTGATCAGAATCACGGTGCGGTCGTTGGTGTGAACAGAGGAACAATTACGCATGATCGTGATCTTCTTTTTGAAATTGAAAACAAAATCCTTTCCGCAGACGAATTGACCGATGAGGAAAAAGTCAAGGTTCTGCGCGTACTGAAGAAGGGGTAAAATCATGAAAAAACTTGATGAGATTCAAAAAATGTCTCTGTTCGCTTCGTCTGTTTCGGTCTTGCTTCTTTTGATCGCGATTGTTGGAACAATTAATGATTGGCATATTGCCTATGGTTTTTTTATATTTCTTCGCCTTGTTGTGTGTGTTTCTATGGTCGCGCTGTGTTTTGAAAAGATTCCGCTTTGGCTGAAATACGCACTCGGTCTGCAAGCCGTTCTTTACAATCCGATTATCCGCGTTCATCTGGGAGATCGTGAAGTTTGGATGTGGTTCAATATTATTGCAATCCCATTTTTTGTTGCGGCGTGGGGTACAGTTTTTTATAATTTATCTAATTCTCAAAAATAAAAGGAATTTGCTTGTGGCGCTGCGCAAACGAGGTAAAGCCGGGTACTGGCACGCATACTTTGACACGATCCGCGAGACGGAGAACGGTCCGCGGCGCGTGCGAACGACGATCAACCTGGGAACGACCGACAAAAAGGCGGCGCGCGCGCTGGAAAGTGAGCTGATGCGGAAGAATCGCGAGGCGATCTTGTTGCGTCGCGTCCGCACGATCCTGGACGGCAACTCTTTCCAAAATGGAAATAGTTCGATTCCGAGGGTACACCGCAGGCGGCGGCTGCCGATCTCCGAGGCGTTGGACGCAGCGGAGAAACACCGCGAGCTCGGGGAATCGACAAAGAAGATCTGGCGGAAGTTCGAGCGGGAAATCAAGCTGAAGTACATGGACCAGCTGACGAACGAGGCGGCGTTCGATTACCTTCAGGAAAACTGCGACGGCGCGAGCGGGAAGCGGTTCAACAACGTGCGGTCGGCGCTGAATTCGGTTTATCGGCTGACGCTGATGGAATCCGGCCTGGATGAATCGCCATTCGCCAGGATTCCGCAGCGGCGGTTGCAGTCGAAGCACCAGCGGCCTTTCACCGAGGACGAGTTTGTGCGCATCTACCAGGCTGCGCCGGAGCCGTGGCGGTCCGCGGCGTTGATCGCCTGGTTTACGGGGCTGCGGCAGAAAGATGTTTTCCTGCTGCGGTGGGACGACATTCAGGGCGACGTGCTGACGACGGTACCGGCGAAGACGTCGAGGTTCGGGCGCGGCGTCCAGATTCCGATTCATCCGCAGCTGGCCGCGGAGCTGGCGAAGCTGCCGCATGTGAACGAACGGGTGCTGGGAGCCTGGAAGTACACGCCGAACTACATCCGGTTCAGGCGTGCGTTCGGGGAAATCCTGGACGGGCTTGGCATCCGGGACAATGAGCGCGGGATCGTGGCGTTCAACTCGCTGCGGGATTCGTTCGTGACCAGGTGCGACGCTGCGGGGATTCCCAGGCACGCGATCCGCGGGATCGTGGGGCATGTGTCGGATGAGACGACGGATTTGTATTCGCACGATCTGACGACGGCGAGGCTGGTCCAGGGGCTTCCGTCCGTGAATTTGGATAGGGTCGTAAAAACCTCAAAAAAGCGCGCCAGAAATTGTGTCTAGATAAAATTTGAGGCGAAAGACGGGGTTCGAATCCCCCTCTCTCCGCCATTTTTATTTTAAATTTGAGCTGGGAATCTCGCAAAATGGGAGAAACAGGATTTAATCTTCTGTGTCAAATCCTGTGCCAGATTCCAGTTGTTAAGAATTACTTAACTACTTTTGCCGTTCAGTTGGTTACAGCTTGTAACCAGGTGGACGGGGCAACCGGTTACAAATTGTAACGGGTTGAGCTTGGATGAGCGGGGAACTATTAAGGATTTCTTAGGGGTTGGAGTTTCCGACTTTATTTCCGGCGCATGCGTGTTGCCAACAAAATATGCAAAGCCCATATTGTCGATTTATTTTTCGATAGATTCCTGTAAACGTGACATCTCGCGCGCGCGTTGGAAAAACTGTTTTCCGTTTCATGGCGTGCGGATTCCTGTATTCTGTGGCTATTATTCGATAAAGTCACAAGTTAAAATCTAAACAGTTTCAGCATGGTAAATAATTGAGCGGGAGGGTGCGGAAATATTTGTTTTTGCTGAAATGGTATATTATTCTGTAAACGGAACTATATTCCATCATTTACCCGTATTTGATGGTAACAGATTCCCAGCCGAAAAATAAAAACGACAACTTAATGAGACGGAGAAAAAATGAGCGAGATTGAGTTCAAGGAAAACGCATTCTACAACGTCGAACAGGTGGCGCAGATCATTCATCGGAATCCGAAGACGGTGCGCGCTATGTGTCGACGCGGGGACATTCCGGCGCGGTGTGATCGAGGAGGCTATCTGATTACCGGGTGGTCGTTGCGAGCTTACGCAGAGAATAGGCTTGTTGTGGCTGAAAACGAGGAAAAACAGCATGTCAAATAAATTTCAGCGAAAATCGAAAAAATATTTATATCTTACTATCTCACAATGAATTTTTCTTGTGAAATATTGCACAAAGGGGGTGCGCAAAGGCGCACTCAAGCAGTGTTCTGCTACGCGAGAACACGGAATTGGAGGCGATGATGCAGGCGAAAAAGAAAAAGATGGGGCGTCCGAGGCTGGCGAAGAACTGGACGCCGGAGCTGTTGAACGAGCGTGCGCGGGAGTATTTCGACAAATGCGACGCGCGTACCAGGACGGAATACGACAAGGAAGGTTGTCCGTACGAGGTGGCGAATCCTGAACCGTACAGCATTGAAGGGCTGTGCGTGTACCTGGATATCACCAGGAACGATTTCGCAGCATGGCGGAAGCGGTCTGATGCTTTGGGTGAGCGGGCGCAGAAGATCCATCTGAAGGTTATGGCGAACCGAATCACGGGCGCGCTGGACGGGAAGCAGCATCCGGCTTTCGCTCAATTCATGCTCAAGAACAATGATCCTGAAGACTACAAGGACAAGGTTGAGGTGGAAAATACCGTGAGCGAGCGAGCGCAGAAAATCTTTGACGACTGGAGCGAGAAATGGGCGAAGCTGAATTTGGCAGCCAAAAATGGCGACTGAACAATCTGTACCATATCATTGACGAGCACGGCCAGGATGTTTTGTTCCAGATGCGTCCGGCGCAGGAAGCTTTCTTTGATTCGATGTGGTATTACAACATCGTGCTGAAGGCGCGGCAGCTCGGGTTTACGACGCTGATCGACCTGATCGGCCTGGATATGGTGCTGTTCAAAAAGAATTTCACCGCGGTGATTATTGCAGAAACGATGGAAAAGGCTGCGGATATTTTCGGGCGGAAGATCGCGTATCCGTACGAGTATCTGCCGCAGGAACTGAAGGACTGGTGCCCGGTGGTGGCGAGCTCGGCAGACGGAAAGATGTCGTTCGGGAACGGGAGTTCGATCCAGGTGATGGTGTCGGCGCGTTCGGGAACGTGCCAGTTTCTGCATATCTCGGAATACGGGCCGGTGTGCGCGCTGCATCCGGCGAAGGCCAGGGAAATCCTGACTGGATCGCTGCCGACGCTGCACGATGGCGCGTTCTGTTTCATGGAATCGACCGCGATGGGTAACAGCGGGTATTTCTACGACTTCGTGATGGAGGCGAACGCGGCGAGGTTGTCGGGGCGGACGCTTTCGAAACAGGAATTCAAGCTGCATTTCTTCCCGTGGTGGGATAATCCAGAATACCAGGACAGCACGGAAATGGTGATCCCAGGGAGAATGGCCAACTATTTCGACGATCTGTATTCCCGGCACGGGATCGAGCTGACGGACGAGCAGCAGGCGTGGTATGTGGTCCA